CACGAACCCTGCAATACGCAGATGCTGGTCACTTTGACTACGTAATTACTAACTACGAATCAATCGTTAATGACTGGGAGTTGTTGCGTTATTTAACTTTTAGCGGAGTTGTGTGTGATGAAGCAACTGCCATAAAAGGGTTTAGGTCTAAAAGAACAAAGAAAGTAAAAGAACTATCCAGTGCAGTTCCTATTCGGTTTGCTTTAACTGGCACTCCAATTCAAAACGGAAAACCAGAAGAGTTGTATAGCATTATGCAGTTTGTTCAACCAGGACTACTTGGAAGATTTGATTTGTTTGACAAGACCTTTATTGTGCGTAATAACTTTGGCGGGGTACAGAGATACCGCAATCTTCCGTTACTACACGAGAAGATTAAAGAAGCGTCAGTTAGGAAGGCTCAGTCAGACCCTGATGTTGCCCCCTACCTACCCGCCACTATTCATTTAGACCCTATCAAGGTCAAACTAAACAGCAAGACCAGAGATGTGTATGAAAAAATTGCCATGGATTTGTCTAACGAGTTACAGGAAGCCCAAGAGTTATACGGGGGCAACTTCTCCTTAGAGGCTCATTACGGGCAGGGCCATCAACCAGGCAGCCCAGGTGATGCTTTGCGTGGCTCCATAATGTCCAAGATAACTTCTTTAAGGATGCTTTGCGACCACCCATCTCTTTTAGTTGAAAGTTCAACTAAATTTAAAAAGTCTGAGGGGCAACACGGCAGTTCCTATGTCTACTCCTTAGATGTCAGTGGTCACCTAGATAATGTCTCTAAGAACCATTCAAAGTTGGAGGCAGTTGTGGATTATGTGGTAGACCATCTAGATACGGATGACAATTCCAAGGTGGTTATTTTTGTTAGTTACCTAGGAATGCTGCCTTTGTTAAAGAAGGAACTTTTGTTAAAGAAGATTGACTCTCGTCTATATTCTGGCGAAATGAACGCAAAAGACAAAGAAACGGCAAAATTAGAATTTCAAACTTCTTCAGAAGTTAGGGTTTTAATTTCTTCTGATGCTGGTGGGTATGGCGTGGACTTACCTCAAGCCAACCTACTGATAAACTACGATTTACCTTGGTCATCTGGTACGGCAGTTCAAAGAAACTCTCGAATTCGTAGAGCCTCAAGCACTTGGAAGTCTGTAGTTATTCAAGACTTCTTAGTTCTAAACTCTATAGAGGAAAGACAGTTTGACATGTTGAATCAGAAAAACGCTGTTGCTGATGCTGTTTTAGACGGCACAGGAATCAACGTAAAGGGAGGTGTTGACTTAACCGTCGGCAGTCTTCTAAACTTTTTAATAAAGAATCAAATATAAAAGGAGAGCAACATGGCAAGAGCAGCCGATGCACCACGGGAGTTTAGTGGTGACGACTTAATATCACAGGCAAGAGAGTACGTATCTGCAAAAAAGAACATTGATATGTACGAAGAACGCACTAAAGAACTAAAGACATCATTATTTTTGCATATCGAAAATGACGGGTTTGAAGATGACAAAGGAAACATTTGGCTTGAACTTCCTGAACCAATCGATGAGTTTTTAAGCATACAAAAGCAAAAGCGAGTTACACAGAAGATTGACAAGTCTAGTGAAACCGCTATCGAAGCAATAAAGGCAAAGGGTTTAGGCGACCGTTTACTTAAAATGGTTGAAAACGTAGACGAAGATGAACTAATGGCTGCCGTATACGACGGCACGCTAACTGAAGAAGAAGTAGAAAGTATGTTCCCTACAAAGGTTGTATGGGCACTTACTTTGAGTAAGAAGTAACAAATGCACCCAGAAAAGCAGTGGGAACCTAAAACCCCTAAGTCAAAAGCAATTTCTTCTTTGTCGGAAGAAGGAAAACTTTCTCAAATTCCAACAGGGTCAAATATTCGTGCAAGAATTGTTGCGGACCTAACAAATGAATACGTTGCTCACCTTGAACTTGTTATTAATGCTTTGAAAAAAGGCGACACTAACAAAGCAGTTGAGTGTGAGATTTGGGCTAAGGCATTAAAACAAGCGATTGCAATTGCGACTGAATAAATGCCAGGACTACGCGGAGAAGATGAGATTCTAAAAGCATTTGCCGACCTTGAATACAAACCAGGGTCAAGGCAAAAGCGAAGAGCCGATTCTCCTACTGCCAAAAAACGTCGGGCAATTGCTGAAAATGATTGGGATGTTAACCCAGTCATTAAAACACTTGGCGGAAAAGAAACTGAGGTTTTCACGATTGGTGCAATGGCAAAGGCTCTCGAAAAGAGCATTATCAGCATCAGGTCGTGGGAAAAGAAGGGTTACATACCCCGTGCTCCATATCGTTTACGTTCTAAAACCTTAAATGGTCAGAAAGTAAGCGGAAATCGCGTCTATACAAGGGAACTTATAGAGATAGCGATTGACGAGTTTTCTAAAAGAGGTCTTTTAGGGACTGCTCGTGTAGAATGGTCTTTGCATACAGACCTTACCCACGCGATTGTGTCACGTTGGAAAGATGCTGTATCAGAGAGTCAATAGACCTCACATCCACTAGAGAGCGAAAGCCTCATAACCGAAAGCAGACACATGTCAATCACACAACCAACAGTCAATGCAGATACTTATTTAGATGCAGATGACGAGAATGCAAAACCAAAAGTCGGAACAACCGTTCAATCTGGTTGGGATTCAGCCGATGCCCTATTACGTCAAGACACAACTGAGTTTCCAACTGATTTTAAATTCAGCGAAGAACCTCAACTTATTAAATTCCTAGAAGACGGTCCATTCCGTGTGTATGAACAGCACTGGATTGAAAGAACTGGGAAAAAGTCATTTGTTGCTTTAGAGCAAGATGACCCACTTACAGATTTACTTGGAAGTAAGCCAAGAGCACGTTTTGCTTTTAACGTACTCGCATTAAGCGGTGAAACACAGACCGTTCAAATCCTGACTGCTCCTCCTTCATTTGCACGTCAAATTCGCCGTGCACACGAAGATGACAGAAAAGGACCTCTAAGCAAAGAGTTCTGGGAAGTTTCTCGTATGGGAAATGGACCTACAACTCAATACACTCTTAACTATGTTCGAGGTCGTGACCTTGAAGAAGAGTGGAGTCTAAGCCTTGAAAAAGTAAACGAACTGGTTAAAAATGCAGTTTGCTTTACACCTGACGCTATTAAAGAAACACCTCGTGAAGAGATGTTAAAAATTGCTCGTGAAGTAGCAGGAGCATAATTTACTGAGCACAATGGGGGTCTGTGCCGTCACACAGACCCCCTACTTTTATAGCAAGGGGCATCATGAACATTATTACGACACAAGACGGTTTACTAGAAATGGTGGACTATTACTTAACCCAACCTGCGTTTGCTTTTGACGTAGAGACAGTTGGCGATGATGATTTTGCAAGAGTGCATCCTCTTTTAAATAAGGTAACTTGGATTGCTTTTGCTACAGAAGGACGCGTAGATGTAATACCAATGGGGCATCCAAACGGAGAGTTTTTATTTTGGGAAAAACCCTTACTTGCATCAGGACAAAAGCGAGTAGATGAAGGTAAAGAGATTCGTGAACAAGACTTTTCTAAACGAGAAGATAGTTGGAAAGCAGTCTTCGATGATGCTCCTGAACAACTACTTCCTGGTGATGTGTTTAAGCACATAAAGCCTTTAATGTTTAGCGACCAGATAAAAGTTGGGCACAACATTAAGTTTGACCTTAAAGCAATCGCTAAGTATTACCGTGGGGTAGTTTGTCCAAAACCCTACTTTGACACAATGATGGCTTCTTTTATTTTAGACAACAGAACCAAAAATGGTTTAGGACTAGATGATTGTTCAAAACGAGAACTTAATAAAGTTGTTGTAAAAGGAATTGGTCACGCTGTTGAAAAACATGCGTTCAGTGATGTTGCTAAGTATGCGGGTATAGATGCAGAAAGCACCTGGGAGTTATACAAGATTTATAGTATTCGTTTAAAAGAACGCGACATGTTAACTGTTTGGCGATTGGAAATGGACCTTCTTTTAGTTTTAGCAGACATGGAGTTAACGGGAGCCTCAATTGACATTGAAGAGTTAGACCGTTTAAAAAAGAAGATTGACGCAGACATTGTAGAAATAACAGCAGAAGCATATAAAATTGCTGGGCGTGAGTTTCACATGAACTCTATCCCAGAAAAACAGAAACTGTTGTTTACGCCAAAGTCCGAAGGCGGTAGAGGAATTCGTCCAAATAAGGCGATTAAGATTGCACTCACTCCAAAGGGTTTTGAAGCCATGAAGAGTGGGCAAGAAGTGCTGATAAATCACTACTCTGTAAGTTCTGAAGCATTAGATTACTACAGAGAAAAAGACCCATTAGTAGCAGCCATTATGCGTTACCAAGATTTAAATAAGTTAATGACTACTTACGTGACTCCGTATTCAGGCGGTGAAGTTACACGAACTACTGCTGGTAAATCAAAAACCACAGAACGTCAAAGTCTTTTAGTAAACGGTAAGGTTCACACTAACTTTAAATCTCATGGAGCAGAAACAGGGCGTTTTTCTAGTAGCGAGCCTAACTTACAGAACATTCCTAACTCAGGAGAGTATGGGAAACTTATTCGTGATTTATTTATAGCACCACCAGGGCACAAACTGATTGTTGCTGACTACTCACAGATTGAACCAAGAATTATTGCTTCTTTTTCAAAAGACCCTGCGTTCGTTAAGAACTACTTAGATGGTGGAGACATTTACACCACCATTGGAGAGCGAATGGGAGTAGATAGAAAAGCAGGGAAAGTTTTAGTGTTAGCAATTGCTTACGGAATTGGTCCAGAAAAGATTGCAGACCAAATTGGTTGCACTGTAAAAGAAGCACATCAGTTAATGGATTTGTTTAACGACAGATTTAAAGACATCAACCGTTACAGGAATCAAATTATTAGGTTTGCTAAGCAACAAAGACCATTGCCTTTTGTGCAGACAATTTTGGGCAGACGACGTTACATACCTGAAATTTTAAGTAAGGACCTTGGTCCAAAATCTAGGGCAGAACGCCAAGCCTTTAACACCGTGATTCAAGGTTCTGCTGCAGATTTAATCAAATTAGCCATGGTTAGAGCACATTCTTGTTTTGTAGGCGAACCTACTGTGAATGTCCTATTGACTGTGCACGATGAATTGGTCACAATTGCTCCTGACCACTTAGCAGAAGAGACAGCCTCAGCAATTAGGGAGTCTATGGAGGGAGTAAAACTTCCAGACATGCTCGTACCTTTAATTGCTGACACACACATAGTACAGAAATGGGGGCAAGCAAAATGAGGTTTTTTAAAAAACGAACTCCCCCAGAAATAGACCAAGACATGCTTATGGCAGAGATTATGTATCGCATGAGAGGTATGTTCTTAGATTCACAACTTCAAGATGCTTTTGCGTTGAGTGTAATTGCAGGTGCATCATACGTAAGTGATGAGGTTGCTGAAAGAGAGCAAGAAGATAGCGATAAGCGATATAGCAAAATTGAGTATTTAATGCCTTTAATTGTGGCTCAATGCTACCAAGTGGCAAAAGCAACTACTGAATTGCACCGAACCAAATTGGGAGAAGAAGCCCAGGAAGCCCCAGAAGAGTATTGGGACTACTATTTTTCTAGGTCACATCAAATTGCAATCGCTTCTGTAACTGGGGCTATTTGTCAGTTGGTTGATATAGGATTGCTTAGTCTCGGTCCGATAGTTCCAAGGAGTGTAAAAAAATGAGTGCTGATTGGTGGTCAAAGAAGTTACAGGGGCAAGTTCCACAACCAAGACAAGACTCTTCTCCTCCAATGCCCCCCTCACAACAGCCAATGACTCCGTATGTTCCACCATCACGAGAACCAACCCTTCGTATTGGTAGTGCTGGACAGACACAGCGTTGCCCTGAGTGCAGTAGCAACAACTACATGGCTGTTTCAAATGCTGCTCCACGTTGTTACGATTGCGGTTACCCAATTAGTCAATCAGGAAGTAGGTATGGCGCACTAACAGGTGCAAATGTAGAGGGCGCAGTAAAGTCTGCTACAGGAAACAACTCAGTAAACAACTTTAACCCACAGCAAATAATTGGAAGGATTGACGGATGAATGCAGAAGCATTAAAGGTCTTGGCTCAATTAAATAAAAAGTTTGGGGATAACGTTGTAGTAAAGGCTTCTGATATTAGAAGCGACCTAATTCCTCGAATTACTTCAGGCTCAACCACGTTAGATTATGTTCTTGGCGGAGGGTTCCCTGGAAATCAATGGAATGAATTAGTTGGGGAATCTTCTCATGGTAAAACGGCTGTTGCTTTAAAGTGTATTGCTGCTAATCAAAAGTTAAACCCTGAATACACAACAGTATGGGTTGCTGCAGAACAGTGGGTTCCAGAGTATGCCGAAATGTGTGGAGTCGACTCTTCGAAAATTATTGTAATTGAAACCAGCATTATGGAAGAGGCTTATCAATCTGTGATTGAGTTTGCCAATTCCAAAGCAGTTGATGCAATTGTGATTGATTCGCTACCCGCTCTTTCTCCAATGCCTGAGATGGAAAAAAACATGGACGAAATGACCGTTGGCAGAGGAGCCTTGTTAACGAACAAGTTCTTTAGGGTTGTTGGTTCTGCTATGAAAAGAAGTTTAGTTGAAGATGAGCGAGCCGTTTTAGGTTTAATCATTAATCAGTATCGTATGAAAATTGGCGTAATGCACGGAGACCCAAGAACAACTCCTGGAGGCGAAGGTAAAAACTACGCATTCTTTACTCGCTCTGAAATTCGTCGTGATGATTGGATTGAAGCAGGAAGCGGTAATGACAAGAAGAGAGTCGGACAAACCATCAAGGTTAGAACCTTAAAGAATAAAACCGCTCCTCCTCAAAGGGTTGCTTACTTTGATTTTTACTTTGATAAAGGTGGAGATTGTGAACCAGGGCAATACGACTTTGCTAAAGAGATTGCTGCTATGTCAGTTGTTAGTGGCATAATAGAAAGAAAAGGCGGTTGGTACTACTATGGTGAGCGTAAATGGCAAGGAACTGAAGCGGTAATTGCTTCTATTCGAGAAGAGATTGAACTAATGGACGATTTAAGAAAGCAGGTAATTACTCTTGGGTAAAGTAAAAGCAAGCCTCTACGAAGACATTGTTGGTCCTTCTTGGTTCCTATCAATGGAAGAGTTTTTAGATATAGTAGTTCCTGTTGTAATGCAAAAACAAAGCATGTACACAGGTAAATGGCTAAAAGAAAAAGGCCACCCTGAAGATTTAATGATTATTGTGACAGATATAGTAGAAACGGTTGCTTTGACTCTTGTGGCTATTGGGCCAAAACAAGAGTCGCAGTTAAATAAATGAAATCAGAAGGTCAGAAGCAGTCACAAAAACATGAGAAGCGTCTTGCTAAATTAGTCGACGGTTCTGTTAATGCTGCTTCTGGAGCCTTTTGGTCTAGAAAAGGAGACGTAAGGTCGAAAGACTTACTGATTGAACACAAGTGGACTGGTAAAAAACAGGTCACTATTAAGTCCGATGTATTAAAAAAGATTACGAGAGAAGCAATCTTAGATAGCCGAATCCCCGTACTTGGCATCCATCTAGATGGGGAGAACTATGTGGTTCTCCTTGAAGACGATTACCTAGAAATGAGAGATAACTTATGAACAGGAATTGTCAATGGATGAACAACCATCTTGGTCGTGGCGATATGAAGCAAGGTGTAAGGGTGTTGCAGACACCGACATCTTCTACCCTCCACGAGATAAAGAACTTTACAAAGTCATTGCTGATGAAGCCAAGGCTTATTGTTTAGGAGAAAATGGAAAGAACCCGTGTCCTGTACGGCTTAATTGTCTGTGGGATGCTGTAGAAAGAGAAGAGCCTCATGGAATTTGGGGCGGTCTTTCTCACAGAGAACGGAACGCACAAATACGTAAATGGAAGTCTTCTTACAAGAAGAAGATGACTTTAAAGGAATACATAATGCGATTGGATGACTGGAATGAGTGACTTAAAACGGTTCTTAGATGCTAAGAAGTCTAACCCTAGACTAATTGGCGATATTGAACGTCATCTTTTGGCAAAGAAACCAGAAGACCGTCGAACAGATGTTCTACACCCTTCTGAAATGGCAAAGTCTGATTGGTGCTTACGTGCTTCTTACTTTGCTTTGTCTGGAGTGCCCGTAAAGAAAGAAAACCCAAATTTACGACTTCAGTCTATTTTTGATGAGGGGCATTCTATTCATGCAAAATGGCAAAAGTGGTTTAATGAGATGGGCAATCTTCATGGAAATTGGTCGTGTGCTGTTTGTTCAACTCTGTTTCTAGGGACTTCACCCAAACAATGTCCTGGGTGCAATGCTTATTCGCACTTCTTAACTTACGAAGAAGTGCCTTTAGTTGACACTACTTTACGAATTGCAGGACATGCAGATGGTTGGATAAAAGGCATCGGAGAAGAGTGCCTTATTGAAATTAAATCCATCGGTGTTGGAACTATTCGCATTGAGGCTCCAGATTTAATAGCCAAAGCAGATGGCGATTTACAAGCAGCGTGGCGAAGTATTCGTCGTCCTTTCAGCACTCACGTTATGCAGGGTCAGATTTACCTTGAATTAATGAGGAGGATAGGGCATGACGTAAAGGAGATAGTGTTTCTTTATGAGTTAAAGGCTGACCAAGATTACAAAGAGTTTGTAATTAAGGCAGACTTTGAATTAGTGGAAAGCAAGTTTCTAAAAGCCAAAAGAGTCTGTGAGGCTGTCGAAGCAGGGGTTCCGTTAGAATGCAGCAACAACGGTTCCACAGGGTGTAAACAATGCCAACAATTTGGAGGAGTTCAATGAGTCTAAAACTAGGACCAGCATCAGAGGAAGCAATAAACTCTTTATTAGACCAAGGGTTTACCTATGCTCCACAACAGTCTGTGTTTCCTTTAATGCCAAAAGAATTAACTATCTTAGACAGCGAAGAGTTAAGTGCTTTATTTAGCCAACTTACAGCGTGGTCTAACTACGTTGCCACACAACTTTCAGCAGCACAAATTGATGAGCGTGCAGCAGATAGAACCTTAGAGGTTGCTTCCGCAAAGTTAATGGTTAATCGTATGACTCAAAAAATTACGGGTGAACGAATTACGGGAATTAAAGCCGAAGTTTCTATTGACCCTAAGATACTAAAACTAACAGAAGAACTATACAAAGTTTATGCTTATCGTAAAATGATAGAGTCAATGTTTTATAACCTAGAACGAGACACCGCTTTAGTATCTCGTGAGTTAACTCGACGTGCTTCTGATTTCCGTGCAAACCGAAAGGACAAGTATTCTTCGTGATTATTGGTCTATCAGGATACGCACAGTCTGGTAAAGACACAGTTGCAAATGTTCTTGTCAAAGAGTATGGGTTTGAACGTGTGACTTTTGCAGACCCAATTCGTAAAATTCTTTACGCAATTGACCCTAAAATTAACGGTAACCCTTTAGTTGATTTAGTTGATGAGTACGGTTGGGACATTGCTAAGAAAAACCCTGAAGTTCGTGAAATGCTTCAACACCTTGGGTATTCTGCTCGTGTACACATTTATCAAGACATTTGGATTATGGCTGCATTTAGTAAGATGCGTGAAGATGCCAACTACGTAATTACAGATGTACGGTTTCAAAATGAAGCAGAGGTTGTACAAAATCACGGAGGACATATTTGGAGAGTTCAAAGACCAGGAGTTGAAGCCGTAAACGCACATGTTTCCGAATGGGAAATGGACAACTTTAATTTTGACAACATCTTAGTAAATGATGGCAACCTTGAACAACTAGAGTTCTTAGTCAAGAAAACGTATGACAAAACAGTTTGATGGTGGGTTAGAGGTTGGGCAAGAAGTTTATGCAGGTATTGACCAATCTTTAACAGGATTTGCTATTACCTTTTTACAGTCTAATGACCCCAATAAATACACTTCGTGGGTTTACAAGTCTCCACATTTTGGCGTAGAACGACTAAAAGACATTCAAGAATTTATGCAAGAAGTTTTTTATGAGTATGAAGCACGTGGTGGAAAGGTTCTCGATGTGGCTATGGAGGGTTCCGTTCTACAAAGCCCAGCAGCATTAAAACTCGGAGAGTTGGCGGGAGCAGTAAAGTTAGAACTTCTTTATAAGAACATTTATCCGCTTCAAGTTCCTCCCATGACCTTAAAGAAGTTTGCTTCAGGCAAAGGAAACTCCAAAAAGCAGGAGATGCTGCTCCAGATGTACAAGCGTTGGGGTATTGAGTTTAACGATGACAACGCAGCAGACTCCTATGCTTTAGCCCGATTAATTCGTGGGGTAGGCATAAATGCTGTAGAAAACGCAGTAATTCAGCAAATGAAGGACCCTAAATACAGAGATGAGCCACGTTTAGGCTGATTTATATGGGTTTTAAACCTATGGTTACGAAGTGGTGGGCACACAAGACGTAGCAAAGGAACACAAACTCGTGACAAATATTGAACCAACAGACGTTTCAACCGAAGAAAACTTTCTTCGGGTTAGTGCAGGAAGTAACCCTCAAAGCGTTGCTTCAGCAATCGCTCATGCCCTTTACGCTGACCATCAAGTCAAATTGCGTGCTGTTGGGGCTGGAGCAGTAAACCAAGCAGTAAAAGCCATAGCAATTGCTCGTGGGTATGTAGCCCCTAGAGGACTAGACCTTACTTGCAAACCAGGATTCACTACGATTGAGTCCCGCGATGGTGAAATTTCTGCTATCGTTTTTAGCATTCAAGTCAGTTAAAAGAAGGTATTCTTCTTTTAGGGCACAAGGGAGTTAAGATGTCAGATTACAGAAAAATGGGACAGGCAATGCGTCGTCGTGCTGGAGCAGCAAGTAGTACTCTCAGTGCAACACCTAAAACAACAGTTGATATGCCAGACAATCTTGGTGCAATGATGGCATCAGGAAGTGCAAAAATGTCTGTTGGTCAAATGGCTGGAACATTAATCCCAAAGAAGCATGGCAAGTCAGGTGACCCTACAACAATGGGACCAAAGCCTCGCCGTACACCAGTCAAGGTTGACGCTGATTCTGGAGAACGTCTTGGTGCAGCAGGTCGCATCACAGCAAAGTTAGGCTGTGTTGACCCATGTGCAAGTGGCACTATGACAAATGGTCGCGTTGTTCCAAGCACAATGGGAGCACGTCAAGGATTTTCTGGTGCTGCCTCTGATTCAATGCGATAATCGCAATGAATGGAAATAGAAACCAGTCTGCTTCACAAACTGGTAATGCTCTACAGCCGTATCAAGGTTCGGGTTCACCTACCTCTTTAGGTTCTACAAACCTGTCTTCGGCTTCTGCACGTACTGCATGGTCAAATAAAAGTGACCCATACGGCACTCCTCAACCTTTGTCAAAACAGACTTCTGGGTCTTTTTATAAGTTTGATGACGGTCCAACTCGCAACCCAGAATAGGTCTTCGACACGCTAATTTATTCGTAACTTTTCCCGCTATATTCGGTAGGATTTCTTTAAGAAATTCTTTACGAGAGGGAAGACATGGACACTCTAATGGAACCATCACTTGATGACTTTAAGAAACTACTTGTTAATCTAAACGATAGACCTGTTAAACCAAATAAATGCAAATTTGCTAAATGGTTAGACAGTCTTTCTGAAGACAAACTAGAGATTATTAATACGCTTCTTGCTTCAAACTTAGGACACTCAGAATTATTTAGAGAACTTACTCCCGTAATCAACATTCCCATGTGCAAAGACACCATGAGAACGCATCGTTCGGGGGCATGTGCATGTCGATAGACAAAGGAAAGCAATGGGAAGA